CGGCCGGGGTTGTCCGCTATCCGGAGAGTCTGCCGCCAGTCTATGACCTGCAAGGCCGTTGATGCAGCTAGCAGGGCATAATCCGTTCGGTCCCAATCGTCGTATGCCGCCGCTGGGGAGGCGATCAGGAGTAGGACCAAGCAGGTGATGATCAGTGTTCGCTTCATAACGCCCTTCCAATCATTCCTTTTTGTTTCCGGGTGCGCCACCAGTTCCACAGGCTGTACGCAGACCACATAAGGCGATCCATGAGGATGATCACGGTCAAAAATACGGCGACCAGTAACAGACAGATGATTAACGATTCGTTGAGTTCCATAACCCCCTCCCTTCCGGCGGATACCCGCCACAACACACTGAATTGATAGATCGATCTTTCGTTACATTCCCGCCCCTCGGGTCCCCTTGCGCGGTGAGCAGGGTTTTCGCTCTGCGCCTCGTGTTCCGGCCTGGCTTGCACTGACCCTTCTGCAGGGTACGCGGCAGATGTTGCGGCCGGAGCGTGGCGGGGGTGTGAATATCCTTGACAAATCCGTAAAACTTGCTACCGTGAAACCAGCGGACCAGTGAGGCTCAGGAACTCGGAGCCGGGGCGGGACGAAAGACATACCCGAATGGGGAGGCAATCGTCCCGCCCTTTCTTTTTTGGGTGCCCCCGTAGCTCAACTGGATAGAGCTCTGGTCCGCTAAACCAAGGGTTTCGAGTTCGAGCCTCGACGGGGGCACCACTAATCCTGACATCTCCTGATCTCCTCCTCCTTTTCCCCTCCCCCTCGGCCTGGCGGGAAGGGGTTCAATGATCTGTTGGGGATACTCTACACAAGATAACTTGATTTGTCAAGACAAAAATCAAAGATAAGTTTACTTGCAAAGGCAGGGGGAGGGGGTTATAATGGGGGAAAAGAAAAGGCGGCACAATGGCCGCCGGAGGAGGGGTGAAATGATGGAAAAGGTTGTTGTCTTGTTGAAGGGATTAGATATTATTGTGAAAACTGTCGTGTTTTGGGTTTGCGTCTATGTCGGGGCGCACTTCGCCATAAAGTTCTGGTAGGAGGGCAGACTCTAAATCAGCTCTCCATCCACAAAGGCGGTCGCATCATTATTATTGTCATAGGGAATGTGGATCTCGACCTCCTTGCCGCTACCAGTCGTGACGCTGATCGTCATATAGACCGGAGGTGGACCGAAATCATCACCGATGATGCTTTCGATTATCTTTTCCCCACTGAGCGTTCCGGAGCAGATTTCACGCATCGATCCATCAACATTGGATATAGACAATACAAAGTTGTTCATAATTCCTCCTTGGAGATTGATATGGAAAAAAAATGGTACCTGAAAAACAATGAGTTAAGGTATCGGAAGGCTCTCGACAACATTAAGCATTACCGCGAGCACTTCAGAGACTTCATTGACGGGAAAGAGGCCATGATAACCCACGAACAGCGGAGGGCCTTCATCAATGAAACTATTGAATGGGCCTTTTCTGGAGAGGAATGCGATCCTCCCGAAGGCCGTCCCAACGGAATAAGGGCGTACGTGCCTGGTTGATGGTCTTTCCTCACAGCTTGTTGGGTTCGGGCTCTCACTTCATCTGAATCCCCCTAAGTCTATCTGCGCGAGCAACCAGCTTGCCGGATGGTGATCTAAATTCCAGGCTCCGCGCCTGCCCGGATATGCAGGCGTCCACATTGGCATAGGCGGTTACGATCCCTTCTGTTTGCCTGTCGGTCCACGAAAAATAGTCGCTTCCGAAAGTGATAATAATCCATCCCGCATCTTTTGTGATACTTTGAACCATCGGCGGGACCATCATGGACATTGTTTTCTTTGCCGATTCTTTGTCGCACGCGGCAGGGGCGTTTAGGGGATAAAATAGGGATGTTATTATTATTGCCGCCAAGAGAACGAACAGCGAAATAATCTTTTTCATTTAATTTTCCCTAACCTTTCGATAATGATGTCAAGTCTTTTTACAATATCATCTATGCGAAATATCCACCGGGCAATGAAGGCGAAGAATAGGAACAAAAGAACCATGAAACCAAGGACGGTCCATCCTGCGAGAAATGCCATATCCATTAAAATAACCCCGCCAGATGCATCAAATCGACACGTTCTGCATTTTCCACCGCAAGAAAAAATTCAACAATCATGATATAGATTACCCGGCCTTCTGATCTTCGGCGGTACGTCTGGCCGGTTTGTCGGCAGTACCGCCACGTTGCCCGTCGGATTCGATCTTTGTGAAATTCTCTACAACCTTGGTAAGGTTTTCCACTTTAGACTGAAGATCGGCTATTTCCTTTTTGTGCCGCTTCTTGGCCGCTGTCAATTCTCCCTCTCTTTTTTCCCTTTCCTCCCGTTCCCTCACGGCCTCGTGAAACGAGTCGATATTTTGCATTAGGGATGTGGAATATGACCACTTACATTGGATGACTTCCTTTACCTTTTCACAAAGCGGCTGAAGTTTTTCATCGCAGTTGACGTGACAGGACGGCCCGCTATTCCCCCGAAGAAGCCATTCCATGGGTTTCCCGATAGCCTCAGATATCTTGCACAATATGTCCGCCCTGGGAAGAGAAACGCCGTTCACGTAATCAGCTACCGACTGCTCAGATACCCCGATCTTTACGGCAAGGCTGGAATTCGTAGAGATGCTGGCCGACAAGTTTTCCGAGAATGTTTTCAGTATTTTCGGGTCTGGTGGCTCTTTCCCCTTCCGTACTTTTTCCATAAGTAAAGTTATCCTGTCAAATGATGTTGACAAATCAAGTTATCTTGTGTATGATCTCCACCATGGAAACCACTCCCATGAAACAGGTTAGGCAATGGCGAAAAGAGCTCGGGCTTTCCCAACGCGCCCTCGGCGAAATCCTTGGCCGGAACCGGGACCACATCAAGGACATCGAAAATGACAGGAAGCCGATTACCGCCGCCGACTATCTAAAAATAAAAGAGCTACTCTATCCAGGACAGGAGGTACAGGTGCAATGATTCCTATTTATCGCCCACGGCACGAGTACAACCCTCACCCCTTACTCACAGAGAGGATAACTTATCCCTGGCCTGGCTATGGCTGTTGTTAGTGCACCGAGTCCTGCTGCCCGCAGTGAACACACATTGCGGGGGTTTTTCCGGCCTGTTCTCCGGCGGAATTCCAATAGGTGACAACGGTGTTCTTGATCCACAGTTCGCAACTTTCTTTGACGCATTCTTCTTTAAGGAACGGGCACATGGACATAAAAAAACCATCCTTTCGTTACAAAAAAATCATTACCATCCGTCTTTTCGGGATCAAAATCATTGAAATATCACGCTTATATTTCCCCGTTCCCATCGAAGAGGCGACCGAGGGGAAGGTGAGCCGGATGGAACTTTTATATCCACAGGAGAAAGCGTCATGAGGTCAACGTCCCGAAATAGGCACCTTCCTCATGCCCTTCTTTTCGGGAGGTTTCTCTCCTTCCTGAAGCGCCTTTTCAAGTTCCTCTATCTCGCGTGTGAGCTGGGCTGCCTGATCCTTTATCACCGCTATTTGTCTTATAAACATTCGCGTCTTCTCGTCCATTGGAAACGCTCCTTTTATGGTGAGGTGAAATTGCACTAATGAACCTGATCACTTCCCGCCATCCTTCCCCGGCACAAGCCGTAGCCGTCTTTTCGGCGCTGGACCGTTTATCGCAAGATCTAAGACGGTCAGTGCGAAATTATAAACTCGCCGATCTTCGGAGCCATCTGCAAGATCTTCAGCGCGTGATTGAAGGGTCGCTCGGATGTGTTGCAGGGTCGGAACGTCAAGAACCATCAGGAGCGACAGTAGGATTTGAGCCGTCGCCGATCCCTGGATCGCTGAAGCCTGGATCGTCGCAAGCATCTGTTTTAGAGTTTCGTCGTCGATGTCCATGATGCTCCCTTTATTAACAAACGGGGGCCGGTGACCGGGGAGAGAAAACCCCTGTCGCGGCTTGGGCTACCGGCTCCCACTTTAATCTTTTTTGCTCGGTTGTCAAACACTTTTGAGGATGTCCGATGCAACAGATCAGCCTTGACCTCTCCAATAAACCCCGCACTGGAATTTTCGATCCTGACAAAAAAATCAAGAGCATCACTTTCAAGTGTAGCGAAGAGCTCCTCGAAATGGTGGATAGGGTCGCCGGGTTGATGCACACCACGCGATCAGAGTACTGCGAATACTGTATGAGCGAAGCGGTAGGGAACGACATTGCTAAACTCCTCCTCATTAAAGCCAAGTCAAATAAACAGTTGAAAGACTTGCTGTAATGGTAAGCAAAAAATTTTTAGATATAAAGTATCTCTTGGTTAGACATCAAGTAATTTTGGTTAGCTGAGGGGATACCAACACAGAATCAGCCAGTTACCCAACGGAGAGAAAATGCCCCTTTGCCCCTATCACCAGACAGACACCCTCCCCGATCCCGAGCATTGTAGGGAGAACCGCCGGGATAACCGGATAACGAACGGGCAGTTTTGTCGCCCTTGTTCTTCGTGCGGTAGGGATTTGGGGAAGAAACCAAAAAAAGACATGGGCGGGCGCAAAAGCATGAGGATCAGAGAAGCCGGAGAAACGACGGACATCTCCAAGCCGGCACTGCCCACCAAAGATACCACTTTGAGCAGTGCCCGGCGCCGAGGCCAGAGTATCGGGCAACCATCCACACCGGGGCGGGCTACCGGCAAAGCCGCCCCTCGAACTCCCCATCACCGATACCTGTCTTTTATGGGAGGGGCATCAAGAAAAACCGATCCTCCTCCCCCTGTCCGACTCTGCCCGAACTGTAAATTTCCCGTAACCGGAAACGGTAGGTATTGCCATCTCTGCGCCACAATCAACGCACATTGGAAAGACAACCCAAAACGGCAGGCTGAAGAGCTGGCAGAGGTTAAGAGGCGAAGGGAGAGCGGGGAGGTCCGAAAGGGTCACGGATTCCAAAAGGGGCAGGGTAAGCAGGGAAGGCCCACCCACTATTTCAACAAAGATGGAAAGGCGTTCTCCCGGTCTGCGATGGGATGGGACCGGCACAGGGAGGTGAAGGAACAGTTGTTCGTGGGTAACGCCGTCAACCCGCTGTTTCAGGAGGGGCGATGAACGACCTAAAAAAGTCAGACATCGAAGGTTTAACCGTGCTCCAAATACGCATGGCTATTATTCTGCTGAGGGTTAACGGGGTCCAATCCGCCAAAGATTTTATTCGGGGAGTGAAGAAAGCGAAACTGGTGGAGGAGGCGGCCCTATGACCACACTCCGCTGGACACCCGAACAGCTCGCCGCGCATCTAGCCAAGAAGGGACAGCCAGCCCCTCCCCTGGCCCCCAAGCCGTCGAAGTTCCACAACATCCTGACAGAGTGCGACGGGATCAGGTTCCAGTCGAAGAAAGAGGCGAAGTACTACCGGGAGCTCTGTTGCCGGGTCCATGCCGGCGAGGTGCTGTACTTTCTCAGACAGGTGCCGTTTCACCTCAAGGGTGGAAAACACCTTGTCGATTTTATGGAGGTGTGGACCGATGGATCGGTTCATTTTGTCGAGGTGAAAGGGAAGGATTTGCCGATGGGAAAACTGAAAAGGAAGATGGTTGAGGCGGAATTTCCGGTAAAAATAACTGTGGTCTGATGAAAAACTGAAGAGGATTTTGAAAAATTATGAGCCGGTATCGTCAAATTCATTGCCTTGTGTGGAACGATGACAAGTTTCCATTCTCATCCGACGACTGCAAGTTGGTTTTTTTTCACGTCATGACAACTCCATTATCAAACCCGATAGGAATTTTTAAGGTCTCGATATCCGGTCTTGCGGATGAAATGCGGTGGCCTCCGAAACGGTATCAGAAAGCCTTTCGGGAAGGTTTGGCAAACGGTTTCTGGAAATATGATGAAAGGTCTATGTTGCTGTTATTGCCTAACTTCTTAAAGTACAATCCGCCGGATAACCCAAACGTCATTAAATCCTGGGCGGGTATTTTCAATGAACTTCCCCTCTCTCCACTCAAGGACGAATTCTATTTTTCTCTGGAAGGGTTACTTAAAGGGTTTGGGGAAGGGTTTGCTAAACAGTTTACAGAACGGTTTACCAAACCTGCTCGAAAGGGTATGCCAATACAGGAACAGGAACAGGAACAGGAACAGGAACAGGAACAGGAACAGGAACAGGAACAGGAACAGGAACAGGAACAGGAACAGTTAAAACAAGCCACGCCTCCCGGCGGGCCTGTTGACGAAGAACCGCCCCTCCCCGAACCGGAAGAGATTTTTACCCTGCCTGAGTGGATACCCCCAAAGACCTGGGAGGAGTTTCAGAAAGTCAGAAAGCGGAAACGTGCAGCATGTACCCCCTACGCTCACAAGCTCGTCGTGATGGAGCTGATCCGGATCAGGGATGAACTCCACCAGGACCCCATAGCAGTGCTGAATAAATCAATCACCTCGGGATGGTCCGATGTCTACCCGCTCAAGAACGGGAATGGAAGATCAACGCCGGATAAATATGCGGGGATTCGGGAATGGCTAACCGATCAGGAGGCACAAGGTGAAGGCGCAAGATTGTAAGGAATTCGCTGGATTGATGGCAGCTCTAGCAGAGGTCTTTGATGACGGAAGACCCCCCACCAAACAGAAAATCGAAATCTACCGGCAGGCGTTGAATCGGTATGAAATCGAGGAAATCAGCAAGGCTGTCAAGATCCTGATAAGCGAGCGAAAATTTGCCAGCTTTCCGAAACCGGCGGAGATTATCGACTGCGTAAGCGGCTCGAAAGAGGAGGCTGCGCTCACGGCGTGGCATCAGGTGGTCGATGCTGTGCGGAGAATAGGCCCGTATCAAAGCGTTTCGTTTCCAGGCATCACGAACATGGTCATTGAGGAAATGGGAGGATGGCCGGCTACCGGAGAATGGCGCGAGGATGAGCTCCAGTGGAAACAGAAAGAATTTGAGCGGCTATATCAGGCCCTAGCCAACAGAGAATGCACGGTCAGGTGCCTCCCGGGCATTCATGAGATCGGGAACAGAGCAGGAGGGTTCGAAGATCAGGTGGGTGTGGTGCAGATCGGAGGGGTAGGCGTGAGGAATACCAAACGGCTTGAGATGGCAACGGCGTAATGATCACCACGGAAGAGATCCAAGCCAGGAAGCGGGGCCAAACATTCCAGCAGCTCGCCACGGAGCTGGGAATGAACGTCAACACCCTAAAATGGCAGGCCTACCGGGTGCAGTTGGGTTTGCCGCGGCGGGAATTCAACCGGGTGAGGAGCCGGCCGGACTACGCCGGGATCATTGGGGGGTTGATTAGTGAACTGGCGACAAGGTATGGGGTCACGGAAGAAGCATTCCGGGAGTGGATCAAGACTGACCAGGGGACGGAGGAATTCCGGGTGGCGTGCGGGTGGCTAGGAGTTCCACTATATAGCTGCAATTACAAGGCGAAACGCAAAAGGTTGTTGACAGTGCGGGAAACGGTAGGAAAATTGGGGCATGGGAAAAATGGGACGGCCGAAGATCGAACTGGATTTCAAGACACTAGAATCTCTCTGCCAGATTCAATGCACTATTGATGAAATATCTTCGGTACTTAAAGTGTCAGTCCCTACGATACAACGGAGGATTAAAGCAGAGTATGGCCTGACATTTGACGCCTATTATAAAAAAAACAGCGCATTCGGCCGTGTGTCCCTTCGTCGGGCGCAATTCAAGGCGGCCCATGCAGGAAACCCGGCAATGCTTATTTGGCTCGGGAAACAGAACCTCGGCCAAAGAGATCAACCGGCCATTGAAGGCGCCGACGAAACAGCAAAACCCATCCCAGTGAAATACGAGGTTTTCGATGCAAGCGTGCCAGCCCCAGGAACGGAAAATAAAGCTGAATAATCCCCAGGGCCGCTTCCTTCCGCTGCCTCATAAATTCCGGGCCTTCATTGGCGGATTCGGGTCTTCCAAGACCTACACCGGGTGCATTGCCATGTGCGGCCACTTCCTTGAGCATCCCCGCGTCAATCAAGGCTACTTCGCCCCGACCTATCCCATGATCAGAGACATTTTTTACCCAACAATCGATGAGGTAGCGGCCAACCACGGCTTGCGGATCGTCACCAAAACCGGCACCCACGAGGTGCATTTCTACACCGGCAAGCAGTACCGGGGAACCACGATCTGCCGCAGCATGGACAAGCCCGGGAACATCATCGGCTTTAAGATCGGGCATGCGCTTGTCGATGAGCTGGACACCCTGCCGATCAATAAGGCCGAGGACGCGTGGAATAAAATCATCGCCCGGATGCGGTACAACGTGCCGGGGGTCAAGAATGGGATCGACGTGGCCAGCACTCCGGAGGGCTTCCGGTTCTGTCACAAGCGCTTCGTGCAACTCCCCCAGGAGAACCCGGACCTGCGGACCAATTATGCCCTGGTCCAAGCCTCCACCTACGAGAACGCGAAGCATCTGCCGGCGGATTACATCCCGTCACTCCGGGAATCCTACCCGGCCGAACTGATCGATGCCTACCTCATGGGCCAGTTTGTCAACCTCACATCGGGCACAGTTTTCCGCTCCTATGACCGGGTGCGGTGCAATTCCACCGAGGGGATCCGGGAGGGTGAGCCGCTCTTCATCGGCCAGGACTTCAACGTCCAGAAGATGGCCAGCGCGATCAGCGTGCAACGTCCGGACGGGTTCCATGCCGTGGCCGAGCTCAAGGACATCTTTGACACCCCGGATGTGATCAAGGTGGTCAAAGACCGATGGCAGTCGAAGGGACACCGGATCATCGTTTACCCGGACGCGAGCGGGGCGAGCCGGAAGAGCGTGGATGCTTCGAAATCCGATATCGCGTTGCTTACTCAGGCCGGTTTCACGGTCCGGGTGAATGCGAGTAATCCGGCCGTGAAGGATCGCGTCCTTTCCACCAACAAGGCATTTGAGGCGGGGAAGATCAAAGTCAACGCGAAGGCGTGCCCAACCCTGGCGCGGTGCCTCGAGCAGCAGTCGTATGACGACAACGGAGAGCCCGACAAGACGGCCGGCTTCGACCACATGAACGAGGCCTTTTCCTATTTCGTGGCCTATGAATTCCCGATCATCCGACCGATGACCAGGGTTGCGATCGTGGGCCGGTAAGGAGCATGATGCCAGTTACAACCGAAATCAAGACCGTCAAGATGACACAGATCACACTCAATCCCGACAACCCACGCCGGATCACCGGGGCAAAGATGGACCTGCTTATAAAGTCTCTCCAGTCCTTCCCCGAGATGATGCAGCTCCGGGAGATCGTCGTTGATGAAACCATGACCATCCTGGGCGGGAATATGCGGTTCCTTGCCATGAAAAAGTCCGGGGCGAAGGAGAAGTGACGGCCAAGATCGTCAAGGGCCTTACGGAGGCCCAGAAGCGGGAATTTATCGTGAAAGACAACGCGGCTTTCGGGGAGTGGAATTTCGATGACCTGGCGAATAACTGGAGCGACCTGCCCCTCGCCGACTTCGGGGTTGATTTGCCCGCTGATTGGCTTCCCCGTAACGGCGAAAGCCGGGCCATTGCCTATGCCTTCCGGTTTATCAAAAAGACGTACCCTTGGATAAAGTGGGTCATTTCTTTTGCCGATGGTACACAGTGCGGCGACGGTACTATTTACCGGGCAAGTGGCTTTGTTTTGACTGGTTTTTCCTCTGGCTCAATGTGGGAGTTGCCGCCCGACCTGGCAAAAATTGACGGTGGGCCGGTTGCTCACCGCCTGAAAGTTCAAGATAAATCCAGTGCCCTTTCCCGTGAAGTTCAGCGCCGGACATTAGGGAAAAACTGCACAATGGAGGAATACGCCCGGCGGTTTGGTGGCCACATTATCCCCGGCTTCCAACTTCGCTATATTTACTTTCTCGACCCAACAGCAAAAGGCCGCCTCACCGTGCCGATATTGCCCTTCAGTGAAATCGAACGACGCGGGGCGGGAATGTATAAGGGAATCAAGCGCGTGACAAAGGCAACCTCTGACGACCAGTTAGGGGGCGGCGGTGCAATCCCGACCCACGCGCTCCAAAATACAGCTTATGAGGTGAACCCATGCCCAGCAACGTGAAGAAGACCCACCCCCAATATGATGCGATGGCCGACAAATGGCAGCGGTGCCGGGACGTGGTATCCGGCCGTGATGCGGTTCTGGCCGCCGGGGAACGATATCTGCCCCGTCTCAAGGATCAGACCACCGAGGACTACAACGCCTACAAGACCCGGGCAAAGTTCTTCAACGCCACTTGGCGCACGATCTCTGCCCTGGTGGGCATGCTCTTCCGTAAGCCTCCGATCATCGAGGCGGCCGAGTCGGTGAAGACCCTCATGGACGATGTCACCATGGGCGGGGTATCGTTCCAAGTCTTCGCCCAACAGGCAGCCCTTGAGGCGTTCATAGCGGGGCGTATGGGCATCCTGGTTGACTACCCCCAGCAATCCACGGAGGGCATGACGGCAGCCCAGGCCGCAAAGCTCAACCTCCGCCCCACCATGCAACGGTATAGCGCCGAGACCATCATCAACTGGCGGACACAGTGGATCAGGAATCAAACCGTGCTGACCCTGGTCGTGCTGGCCGAGGAGGCCGCGGCGGAGGGCAACGGGGAATTCGACCACAAGACGGAAAAGCGGTTCCGGGTGCTGGATCTGGTGAAAACCAAAGATGGGGCAGGTCTCGACTACCGCGTCCGGGTGTTCCGGGTATCGAAAGACGGGGAGGATCAGCAGATCGGCGAAGACATCTTCCCGGTGATGAACAACAAACCCCTGGCCTTCATCCCGTTCTATTTCCTCGGTGTGGACGATGCGACCCCGGACGTTGACGAACCGCCCTTGATTGACCTCGTGGATCTCAACCTCGACCACTATCGCATGAGCGCGGACCATAAGCATGGGCTGCACTTCACAGGGCTCCCGACGCCGGTTGTTAGTGGCTACGCGCCGGGCGAAAAGGCGGAAAAACTGTATGTCGGGTCCGCCTCCGCCTGGTGCTTCCCGGATCCGCAGGCAAAAGCGGTGTATCTGGAATTCACCGGGCAGGGGCTTGAGGCGATCAGCAATGAGCTGAAGGAAACCGAGCAGCAAATGGCTACGCTCGGTTCAAGGCTTCTGAGTTCCGAGAAAAAAGCAGTCGAAACCGCGGCAGTCGCTCAAATTCACAGAGCCGGGGAGACTTCCATTCTTGCCAGTATTTCTGAATCGATCAGCACTGCCCTGACAAAAGCACTTAGAACTTTTTCTGAATGGGCAGGCGCAACGGCGGAGTGTTCCGTGTCGCTGAATCATGATTTTATGCCAGTCGGCCTTGATTCTCAGCAGTTAACCGCCCTTGTCGGTGCATGGCAAAGCGGCGCTATTTCGATGCAGGTCCTTTTTGAAAACCTACAGCGTGCGGAGATCATCGAAAGCGAGCTTACTCTTGAAGAAATGCAGGGGCAGATCGGCAGTTCTCCTATTCCAAAACCCTAGCAAAATCGAGATAATAATAACTTGACAAATCAATAGGATAGTGCTATAAGAAAGGCATGAAAAACAGACCTCCGATACCTAAAAAAAGCGGAATCTATTGCATAAGAAATAAGGCCAACGGCAAGGCTTATGTAGGCAGTGCGATCAATTTGCAGAAGCGCAGAAACACCCATCTTCGCAGGCTACGTGACGGGAAGCACGTCAATGCTCCACTCCAATCCGCATGGAAAAAATATCATGAAGAGTCTTTTGAATTCGTCATTCTTGAATTTGTGGATGACAGGGCATCACTTGTCCAGCGTGAGCAACATTGGATCGATTCACTAAAATCAACTGTCAACGGGAACGGGTATAATTTAAGCCCGAAGGCGGGAAGTCAGCTCGGAATGAAGCACTCCGAAGAAGCAAGAGCCAAAATAGCCGCCGCAGGCGCAAACGTGAGCGCGGAGACAAGAGCAAAGATTTCCGCGGCCGGTAAGGGCAGGAAGTGGACAGATGCGAAGCGTCAGAAAAGCACAGGGTGGAAACATACAGACGAGGCAAAGGCCAAGATGTCAGCCGCCATTAAAAAAGCATATAATGCGACACACGAAAGAAGCCCAGAAACGATAGCCCGCGTATGTGATGCCCGAAGAAATAGGCCGCCCTGCACGGAAGAAACAAAGGGAAAAATGAGAGCATGGCACGCGACGAGGCCGCCAGCGTCAGCAGAGGCGAAGGCGAAGCGTTCTGAATCCCTGTTGCGATTCTACGCAGAAAAGAATGGCGTCCCCTATGA